ATATCTTGCAACTAATCTTGATTGAGTAGCATGACCACTCGGATAAGACCTTGATTTGTTTGTTTCGCTCGGCAATGTATTAATAGAAGAATCAACTTCTACTGGCCTATCACGATTAAAACTGCCCTTAAAGTAACCAATAATGTCAGTTGCCTGTTTGATTAAATCTCTCATTGCTTCACGGTCAAACTCCACACCTTTTGATTTGCAATACTTCTCAACCGCATAAAATGGCTCGTGGTCGTGATTTCTGATAGACTGAACATCTTCTGCTGTTCTTGTTGTTACAGCGTTTACCACCTCACCAATCTCAGATGAGTTTTCTGGATGAGGCGGTAGTGTAATACTTTCTTCTAAGCCTGGTCTAAAATAGTTCATTTACTTTTTAAACTCCGCTGCTTCTTCAGAACCGCCTGTTGCAGTTCCTTTAGTGTAAGAGTGAGCGCCCATGCCAGCAAGGTCTCCGTCTTTAACAATTAGATATTCATCTCTGATATCAAAACCAGCAAAGTAACATTCTAGTATTTCTCTAACGCCGTCTGCATATCTTGTCTGTGCTGATAATGAAGTTCCAGAAGTGTGTGGTGTCATTCCGTGATGAGGCATTGTTCTCCAAACATGGTCGTTAGGGGCAGGTTGTGGGAACCAGACATCGCCAGCATACCCTGATAGTTGCCCTGACTCACATGCACGAGCAATAGCGTCTTTATCACAGATTTTACCTCTTGCAGTATTAATAATGTATGCGCCTTTCTTACACTTAGCAATCATCTCGTCATCAAACAAGTGTTCTGTTTCGGGGTGTAGTGGGCAACTAATATTAATTACATCACAATGTCTAACTAAAGACTCAACTGAATCATGATAGATTAAACCTAATTCTCTTTCTACTTTATTAGGTAGTCTGTGTTTATCGAAGTAGTGAAGATGTACATCAAATGGTTTCATCTTTCTTAACATATCAATACCGATACGGCCAGCAGCGATTGTGCCGACATGCATACCTTCAACATCATATGACCTTGAAACTGCATCAGCAATGTGCCAACCACCCTCATTCACAATATTGTGTTGAGTAGTAAAATCTCTTACTAAAACTAAAATCTGCATAACGATATGTTCTGCAACAGACCTTGAATTACAATAAGTTACTTCAACAACATCAATGTTGTGGTCCATAGCAGCCTGTAAATCAACATGGTCTGAACCAATACCAGCGGTAATCGCCATCTTTAAAAGAGGCGCACTTTCCATTTTCTCTCTTGTTACATAGTAAGGAAAGAATGGTTGAGAAATAACAATATCTGCATCAACTAATTCTCTATCAGCTTCACAACCTTCGCCATCTTTGTCAGATGTAACGACTAATGAATGACCTCTTTCTTCTAAAAACTTTCTAAGGCCTAGTTCACCAGACACGCAACCTAATAGTTCACCAGGTGTAAAATCTCTGCCTTGAGGACTAGGTAATGTCATGCCGTCAGGATATTTGTCTATTTTAGGTAAATCGCTTAGTGGATAACTTTCTGGCATTCCGCCCTTAGGGTCATCATATAATACGCATAATACTTTCATTATTTCTTCTCCTTTAATAGTTTTGTTAATTCTGTTGTTGAACCCACAAACAAAGCGTTAGTAACACTTTTGGGGCCTGTGTTGGGCACTTCTTTGAGTTTCTTGAGTTTTTCTTGCATTGCCATCAAGTCTTTAGAAACATCTGCAACCGTTTTTATGAGTTGTCCTGCGACCTCATACGCACGAGGATGTTCTCCTTCTTTCGCTAATGCCAGTATGCCATCTATTGCACTATTTCCTTTTTCTAACATCTTATATAGATTCTCACGGCCTGTGTCGAAATCGACTTCTGCGTCCTTATCTATAGGAACTGCAATCTGCGTTTCTTCTACTGTTGCAATCTCAGTCGGTTCTATGACCTCTGGTACAATATTTAAAATGTCGTTTAGGTTGTCGTCTATATCACTCATATCTTAAAAATAGTTAAAATTAATATTCAATCTTCTTGTTGCATTTGTACAGGTTGTACTATGATGTGGTCTGCTCGAATTAAATAATAAAAGTCTGTTTCCAACACTTTCAATTTCAGTACCATCTTCTAGTACAGTTAATCCATCATTATCGTTTATGTAAAACAAAGCACCTTTCTGTTCGAATGGAAAATCAGTATGATATGAATGATTAAGTCTAGTATGTGTTCTTGGGTGGTAATTAATACTACACCTTATTAATGACTTCATCTCAAGCATATTCATAACCGGCACAAGTTTATTCCATGTCGTTTCATTTGTATAAAGTAGATTATCTGCATATACTTTATGGGCTAACATAAAATCATAATCTAATTCTTCCTCTGTCAAACTTTTAATTGGCCAATCTGGCGATAAGTTTAAATGTTTGCGTTTATCTTCCAAATTATTATGCTCTCTAATACCATTTACAGTTTCATAATGGTACCAATTAAATGTGTTTGATTCAAAATATGCTTTTAAATCACGGTATGTTTCGCCGTCTAATACATTGTCAATAATTTTATAATCAATCATAACTTAAAAATAATTAAAATTCAAATTCACTCGTCTAGCTGCATCTGTGCAAGTGGTACTGTGGTGAGGCTTACTTGCATCATGCAATAAAATTCTGTTTTCTACACTTTTTATTTCAGTACCATCCTCTAGTATAGTTAATCCATCATTTGTATTTAAATAGAACAAAGCGCCTGTGTGTTCATATGGCAAGTCTGTATGGTCTTGATGATGAACTATTCTTGGTGTTTTAGGATATGAATTTGCTTTTGCTCTTATTAAAGATTTAGGTTCTAGAACACTAAGTATGGGTTGTATTGCATTCCAAACATCTGGAGAAGTTACTAGCATACTTTCACGAAAAATCGAGTGGAACCAAAAAAAATTCCAATCCTTTTGGTCTTGAGTTAATGGTTCTATAGCCCAACTTGGGTTAACAACATCTTTTTCAAAATACCAAGAAATTTTATCTCCTAACATAAAATCTTTTAATATATCAAAGTCATTGGTGTTTAGTGCATTATCTATAATCTTATACTCACTTTCCATAATATAAATTCCTACTATTTAAACATCATTACCTGTTTCTTCATCATAGTTTTTGCCGTCATCAAAGAAGTCTAATGTTGTTGTATATGTATATGTGTCATCTTTATCTGCACTCGATGGATTAGGAGTAACTGTAACTCTTTCACTTCGAGATGGACTCTGGTCAGATGAGTCAGCATACAAGTCTGCCGATACTGTTTTGATAACAGCAGATGTGCTCACAGGTCCATATAGATATATCTTTGCAGTAAAGTTTAGTGTATATTCGATTCTTCTTGTCGTTGTCAAGTCGCCGGCATATGAATCATCATAACTTACATTTTCTAATATAAAAGGTATATCTCTCTTTGTGCCCATTGTAGAATTTTCAATCATTGTTACTGTGTAATCGGGTTGAAAATATGGCAGTATTTGTTCAACAATCTGTAGTCCGTCATCCGAATTAGATGTAAACACACTCAGTTGAAAACTCACATCATAAGGCACAGGCGAGTATTGTGTATTCAGTTTTGTTGTATCCGCATTTGTTGTAACAACGCCTCGTTTTTGATTCTTGTTTAACTTACGAGAAGCATCATAACTGTAACCAGTGATATCAAAAGCCATACGAGGTAGAGTAATAGCCACACTTGAATCTGTTCCAGTTAAACTAGATTGTTGTTCTAGTCGTGCAATAAACTTTTCCCTTGGCGAATACGACAAAGGTACTTTGATGTTCTGTAAAGGATTCCCGCTAGAATCTAAGCGTTTGATATTGATATTATTAAATATCGTACCGAACGCAATTACAGTATTGCGAATTTGTTTGTGGTAAAAGTGTTCTCCAAACATTAGTAGTCGTCAACCTCCCCAAATGGATTTCTTTCACTAAAGTCGAGTATGTCGTCAGCAGTGGAAGAAGTGTTTGTGCCGGCCGCAGTTTCAAATGCCTGCCCCATGTCAACAGGTTGTTGAGTCGCCATTGTGAAGTCCTCATTGACAAAGTAATCAATCGCCCCAATACTACTTTCCATTACAAATGAACCTGTTTCGTTCTCTAGTGCAAACTGGAACTGCATTGTGTCAGTTGATAAGTCATCTTCTGTTTGGTCAATAGAAGCAATACCAGTATCGAGTCTTTCTGAAGAATATTCCCAAGTTGTACATGATAGTTTGTAAACTGGCAACGCACTCTGTTGATAGAATGGCGCTTCATGTTCTACGAATTGAATCTCAAAGAATTTCTTCGTAGTTGGGAAGTAAACTAAATCGCCCTCTTGTGGGCGTTCTGTAACTAAGTCTGAATTGTTGCCTACTAGAGTTTCCCATCTCAACTTAGAAACTGTAAACTGAATATCATCTCTAAGTTCTAGACCAAACTTCTTAATAATCTCTTGTTCGCCCATATAACCATCAGAATTATCAACATACATTTCAATGATATAAGAATCATCAAACGAGCTCGCAGGGTCCTCACCAAAGATTGTGTCTTTGTTTGCTACTTTTCTTGGTAGATAATAGACATCTTGGCCATAAATCTTCAGTTGTTCGATTATTAAATCTTCGTATAATCTTTGTTCTGAAGTGGTGCCTGTGTCGAAATAGACATTAGTTGGCATTTAGTTATCCCTGTTGCATGTGTGGTGGTTCTTCATAATTAAGCCTGATTTCTTCTTCAAGTTTTTGTTGTTCATCAATAGCAGAAGAAAACAATTCAGGTCCGTTAAGCGTTACGCCACCGAGCATCGCTGTGCCTGAAAATTTAGATAAGTTTTGACCCCATTGTCTTTTGATTAGTGCAGTTGTATATCTTTTTAAATAGATATCATCATAGAGGTCTGTATATGTGTCTGGGTCAACTTTACGATAAACTTCAAAAATTAAATATTCACCAGCAGTAATATCATTTGACCAATCCATATCAAGATATAGTCTGTTTGAGAGTTGATTAAATCTCATTGGCTTTTCACCCACTAATATGTGGTCAAGAAAGTCTAGATGTTGCATTGTCATTTCATAATGAACAATACTTGTAGATGAAAAATCGTACAAATCATTTAGTCTTAGTTGGTATCTCACATCAAACATGTTTAGGTTTGCTCTGTCTGATAATGGGAATACATTAACAACAGAAATAACTGAAGAAGGAACAACAAGAAAGTTGTTGCCTGTTTTCCATGCTGTCGTAACAGAATTATCTGTTACTGATTCGGAACTGTCTGCTGTCATACGAGTAACATCGGACTCTGTTACCAGATACTTTAAATACATTCTTTCGACACCATCTGTGTGGTATTGTGCAAAATACTGTAGTGCTTCATCAAGCCTATCTTCTACTTGGTCGTCATCAACATTAATATCGATAACAGGCTTACCTAAGTTTCTTAGACAGTATTGTTTTAATGTTTCTCTTGTACTTGGAGTTGCCATAATTGTTTTCCTTTATCTTACTATTTAGTATTACCCTAAAGCGACAGCCTGTGCAATTGCGAAGGCCTGTGATGCCTTTGTATTAGCAAGAGTGGTGTTTGCATCTATCTGTGTCTGTATTGCACTCGTAACACCATCAACATAATTTAATTCAGTTGCACTAGCATTTACAGCTGCAAGTTTAGTAAAGTCTGCTTGAACGAGTCCAGAAACGCCATCTAGTAGATTTAATTCTTCTGGAGTTGATGTAATCTGTGTATTACTTGCAGCCGCAAGAACAGGTAGAGTACCAGATACATTTGGTAAAGTGATTGTTCTATCTGCCGTTGGGTCTGTTACTACTAATGTTGTTTCGTAACCGTCATCTGTTGCGCCTTCAAATATAACACTTGTATTAACTGTAACAGTTGAGAACTCAGAAGCGCCACCGCCTGTAATGTCTGTTAGGTATGCGACTGTACCAGAAGCGTCTTGAATTGTAACTGTTCTATCTGCCGTTGGGTCTGTAATTGTAAAAGTTGTTTCGTAGGCGTCAGCTGTTGCACCTTCAAATACTAGTGGACTTGCGCCTGAAAAATGAACAACACCTGTTACTGTAGCTGCATTAATTATTGGTGCAGTTAAAGTTTTGTTTGTTAGTGTGTCTGTTGTGTCTTTTAGAACAATTGTACCAGTTGCGTTTGGTAATGATATTGTTCTATCAGCAGTTGGGTCTACGGTTGTTAATGTTGTTTCGTGTGCATCAGCAGTTGCGCCTTCAAAAACAAAAGCATTTTGAATATTAATTGTTGATGAGTCAACTGTAGTTGTTGTACCAGAAACAGTTAAGTCGCCAGCAACAGTAACATTAGCACCACTCATTGTTATTGCAGTAGTACTGCCTGATTTAATAATTAGGTCACCACTTGAATTTGTTAATGAACCATAAGTAGTACCATCATCTTTTAATAAAACATCAGCACCACCAGCATCTAATATAATATCTGCAGCCGAATCTAAAGTTAAACTACTACCAGAAATTGTACCTGTTGTTAATGTACTGATTGTTTGTGAAGTTGTAGTTCCGCCAACAACACCATTAATTGTCGGTGCAGTTAATGTTTTATTTGTAAGTGTTGATGATGTGCCTGAAACATAAGTGTCTATCTGTGATGCGAGTAAGTATTTCTCTGTACCACCATCTGAGAAAAGAAACTTATCAGATGCCGCCAAGGTAGCACTAGAACCGTCAGTAGCCGCATCAATATTAACAATTGCAGTAACATCACCGAATTCTAATGCACTTGCGCCAGAATTGACTTTTAATATTTGTCCTGCGGTGCCTATCGAAAGAGCGGCGCCAATACCACCGTGTGATAGGGGTATAAATTCGCCTGATTGATATTCTGCTAATCCTGTTGCAACATCACTTGCATTAAAAACTGTTCTTATTGGTGTTTTTGCACTCATAATCTTCCTATAATTGGAACAATGTTATTCCTGAATCTGTTAAATTACTTCCGTTTGCCAATTGAAAAGTATTACTATCGGTAAATGCATATCTGTCTTGCACTTCTGCACTAAATTCAAATGTAGCATTAGCAGTACTTAGTCCTCCACTTGCACTAAAGAAATCAACTCTACGAATTGGTTTAGAAATCGTACCAGTTGAGTCAGCACTCATAACTGCAAGGGCATTACCATCTGCTGTTTTAGAACCTGATGGTAATGTAGCACCAGAGGCTGCAATCGCAATTGCACCTGTACCATCTGAAGAAATTGTCGCACCATCTAAGTTAATAGAGTTAGAAGAAAGAAATATATCTTTCCATCGTCTATTCGCACTACCTAAATTGTAAGTATTAGTTTGCGCTGGCAAAAAGTCTGAATAAATGTTGTGAGGGTCTAAACCTCCACCGCCTACTGTTCCTAACTGAACATTGACTACATGTTTGAAATTTAAAAATTCTTCTTTAAGTTTCTCCCAAGTGTCAAGGTCTGATAATTGTTTAATTCTTTCTTTATCAAGTTCGTTAGCATTTTTCATACTAGAAATTTGCTTCTTAACTTTATCAATCATCTTATCTACAGTTTTAGTTGAAACTTCTTCTTCTAATACTGCCAGTTCTTCTAATTCAGAAACTATTTCTTCTGCTTTATATTCTTCTACATAGCCTTCATCTTCTTCAGGAGACCTTGTAGGAGCTTTCTCTGGTTCTACTAATAATACTTTCTTTTCTACTTTCTTTTTCTTCTTTGCGGCCGCCATTTCTTTGAACAGTTCTTCTAACCCTTCAATTTTGACTTCCTCTTTCTTAATCTTTTCGCTTAAGTCTGTCTTTGCCTTACTGATGGCACCGAAAAAACTTCCAAGTTCATCTGCAAGTTCGACTTTCTGTTCTTCTTTCTTGTCAACAAGTTTTATTTCTTTAATCTTTTCAGAGAATTTTGCCTCTTGTAACTGAGCAATTTCTTTCTCTATATCTGGGTCTATATCTATCTCTAGTTCCTTTTTGTTTTCTTCAAATCTAGATACTAGATGTGGCGACCAACCTTTGTAGTTCTTACTCATATATTTATCTTGTTACACTAGGCGTTACTGTAACTCTTCCTTCAATTCGTCTAGTAATTAACCCACCACTAGTGGTTGTTGTTAAATCCCACACATACCGTCCTTCAGTAAGAGAAGCTGTTACTGTATCTGTGAGTGTAATTGAACATGTGCCGTCAGTACCACTTACAATTGCAGTAGTAAATGCTGTAGCACTTGATGATAGATGAGTCTTTCTCAGTTTACTTGTAACTGTTTGTCCTGATATATCGACAACAGTTCCAGTAGAATCTTTAATGGTTAATGTCTGTGTGAAATCAGCATCTTGGTCGATTGTAAGATTTTGTATCGTTGCCATTCAAATTTCCTATAAATTTAGTGATTTACTTATATTTATAATATTAACCATTCTCTTTATTCATAATGTTGAGTATATGTTTTTTTCTAAGTAATCAGTCACCAATGACATTTCTTCAGTTTTCTCTATATAATACGCTTTTCTATTTTTTAAATAACTAAGCTCTTTTAATATTTCTTTATGTTGAGATTTGGTGTACTGATTTAATTCTACATCTCTCCACATTAAATTTTTTACTGGGTAGTTCATTCCTATCAAAATACAGTCTTTAGATTTTATATCAAACCAATCACTTCTAATATTTGTACTATAATCAACAAAGTCGTCAGTAATTTTAATGTTATTTTGTATGTATTTCCAATATGGACTATCATCTCTAGTAGTATTTACATAATGTAACAACACAAAATTGTGTGTATCTTTAAATATTTCATCTAGTTTTTTATTGTAAGAAGCTCTGACGAAAGCTGAATTATTAGAAGTTTTGATTTGTTTAATGAATTCTTCTATTTGATATCCAGTTATAGCAAGACCAGTTGATTCTAAAGGCTCTATAAATCCTGAAGCTAAAGTGAGTGCAAGACAATTGCCTACCCATCCTCGTTTGTACTTTCCTGTCTTAAACTGAACAACATTAAACTCTGCATTGTCAACTCGTTTTTTATCAAAGCGTTTAACTAAATAGTTTTTAAATTCTTTCTGTGCATCTTCTTGCGACTGAAATCTACTACTAAATACATATCCTGTGCCCATCCGTGACCATAAAGGTGCGTTCCACACCCAGCCTGATGAAAGCGCAGTACAGTCTGTAAATGGCTCTAATTCTTTAGACTTATTGACATAAGGCATACGACAAGTAATAGCAGTATCATTTAATAAAGTATCATTTATTGACTCAAATGGTTCTTTCAAAGCGCCATCAATCAACAGGCACTTCAATCCAGTACAGTCTATAAACATATCAGCTTCTATTAACCCTTTGTCTGTAGTTACTGAAACAATTGTAGAACCATCAACTTTTACATGGTCTACATTAGCAAGTATGTGTGTACCTTTAAATTTAGTTTTGCAATATTGTCCAAATTTAATTGCATCTATATGATGAGCATAAGAAAATCCTTCGTCTGGCAAACAATCAAACTTATTGTTCTCGCCCATATGATAACCAATAAAGTTTGTGCCGTAATAATCATCTGTGTCAGGCTTGTCTAAATTTGTAAGTTCTTGTTTAATTGCCCAGTCATAAGGGTTTAAATCTTGTTCTTCTCTTGTCCAAAAAGGATGATAACAGATACTTTTTTCAGAAGTAAAATTGTTAAATTTAATAGCCGCTTTGTATGTAGCATCACAAAAGGGCATCCACTCTTTTTCTTTAAAGCCTAGAGTATCTTTAATAAATGCAGTTGTAAATGGTATTGTTGATTCACCTACGCCTATAACTGGCACATTAGGTGATTCAACTAATGTAACTTTAATATGTGGCAATTGTTTGTTTAAAGCTACAGCCATCATCCACCCACTTGAGCCACCGCCGACAATACAAATACTATTTACGCTCATCTTCTAATTTTTTAATTTTTGTAAGAAGTTTTTCTTGTATGCCTTCGAAATTAACATTAAAAGATATAATTGTCTTTCGTGTTTTTGCTACATTAGTCGGCGCTTTATGTATTCTATAACCAGGAAATATAACCAAATCGCCTTCTGATACTGGCAAATCTATTATTTCGTCATTGCTATAAATTTGTGTTTCGACAGGATTAGGCATTTCTAAGTAATACAATCCAGTATAGTTGTCGCTGTGCAAATGCCATTCATGTACATCATTGTGTTCATATTGTTGATACCAAATTCCTCTTACATCAAAAGTTTTATAACCAAGCTTATCCACAAGCGATTGATAAGTTTTGTTAAAATGTGGCATAAAATATTGAACCCACTTTCTAGTAAAATCTTCTGATTGATACCAATCTAATCTACTTACTTTATCGTTTGTATTATCATTTGGCCCACTAGGTTGAGAATTAATTAAATCAAGCAATGTATCTTTAATAACATTGTGCGTTTCTACTTTAGTTAATAAGATTTCGTTCATACTAGTAACATATCTATATCTTCGCCATGCGTACTGATATTAAAGAACCCTGTAATAATGTATTTGTCGTTTGAGATTGGCGGATTGCCTCTATGTGTGTGCATAAAATCAGCAGGCGCTAAAACTATTTTTCCTTGTTCTGGTTTAGTTCTTTCACTTTGATACAAAAATTCTGTTTCTCCGCCTTCATCTACAGTATTCAAATAAATCATCCATACTAGTATTCTGCGTGAAGTTGTAGGACTTAAATTATCACAATGCCATCTGTGAAAGCCTCCACCTACAGGAGTCTTTTGAATTTTCTGTTTAATACTATATATGTTTTCTTCTCTAAGAATTGGAAAAGTATCAGAGTATTCTTGAAACGCTTTGTCAAGATATTCGTTTACTAATATAGCGTGTTTGGGCTCAAATACATCTAGAATATGATAAAAATCATTTCTAGCCATTGCATTGGGTTTGTTTGGAATTGATTCGTGCGCTGTAGCTGGTTCTGTGAGCATTGCGGCTTCAAATATTTCTATCATCTCCCGACAATTCACTTCTGGGAACTTAAAACTCATAGTTTTAATTCCAATACTATCTGTATTCATTATCACTCCTCATTATATTATATCCTTATTTATATCATCAAATAGATACGGATATTGTAGAGATTATCTTACCATTTTCCTAACGGACATTGTGCTGGTTTTGCTCTTGCCTTCCATCTAAGCACACAAAGACATTCACGACAAATTTCTTGTCCTATTCTCATTTCCATGTGCTCACATGCCTTACATATTTCTAGTCTAGCGGCCGCTTCTTCAGCGCTAGACAGCATCTTAAATTCATCAATAATTTTGTGCATTATACAAAAGAATCATCTCCCCATGTTAATGTAATATTACCCGTAGTCAAAGTAGTAAAGGTCGATGCTGGTTGTTCAGGAGCATCAGCATCCGGTTGTGTAAACATTGATGTTCCGTCTTTTAAAACTGTTTCAACCAGATATTCTTCATTCCAATCATCAAGTGCTGTTTTAAAGGCGTCATGTTGTGCTTTTGTAATGTATTTACACTTTACTTTAATGACTGATGTACCCTTTGTTTTTTGATGTACCTGTACATTTGTGTTTGTATAATCTATATAACCAGCATCATCTGCGTGTAAATCGTATGCCTTGTAGTGTAACCATTCTCCTGCTGGAGCTCCACCACCATGAGTTGCTGTTACACCTGATACCTGTTCGATGGTAACAAATGCTTCATGCATCTTTCCTTCACCAGAGTAATCAAATACAAGCTCTATATTATCTTCATTCGTGTACTGGTCCCCTGAAGAGCGTCTTGCTTTTAATGTTATCGCCATTGTCTATCTCTCCTTTATTTTATGAAATTTGGCCTGTATTGCCCGCTAAAGCAGAACCCGCTGAACCACTGGCAGTACCATTTGAGCCAGCTGAGCCGCCTGAGCCGCCACCTGGACCACCTTGACCGCCGTGGCAATTATTTGTTCGAGGGCCGCCGCCTGCACCACCAGAACCACTAGCACCAAGACTGCCCCCAGAGCCGCCATTGCCGCCGTGACCATTATATCCGGCACAGTTTGCACCACTCCATCCACCGCCTGGAGCACCAGCGCCACCGCCGCCGCCTGAGTTTGCACCACCAGATGAACCAGAAGTGCGGCCGCCACCGCCTCCGCCACCAGCTGCACCACCACCGCCACCGCCGCCGGCATTCTGCCACCATGCTGAGCGTCCGCCGCCGCCTCCGCCACCACCGTTTCCAGTAATAGTTTTAGTTCCTGCAGCACCCCCAGTTCGTGTACCAGCTGTGTCGAAAATTACGGATAAATTATTGTCAGCAGTTTGTGAATGTTCAAAAGCGTTACCGCCATTATTAGCAGAATCTGCTGTTCCTGAACCTGCGTTTCCTGTACCACCAGATGTGCCGACTGCTTGTGATGTTCCTGAACCGCCTGTACCACCACCGCCTCCACCTGAACCTGGACTAGCTGATGTGTTAGAGCCTGAAGCGCCTACAATCGAGCCATTATTAGTAATGTTAATAGTTACTCCTGAGCCCCAACCTGTATCTGTTTTCATTGCAGGAGTGCTGGTTGATGTAGAACCTACTGTTACACCACTACTAATAGTCAGTATAACTGGTGTATTTTGGTCACCGCCAGCATTTTGTACAGCAGTTTTAATGTTGTAGTTGTTTGTATTACTACCACAAGTTATTACAGTTGCTGCTACAGCGTCATAATAATCAGACATCTGTATTTCACCAGAAGTTGGGCATTGGGGATTAGCTCCTTGTGGCACATTATCACCACCACCATAATATTCACTTAGTTGATGAGGTTCAGAACCGCCAAATTCAGCAACGAGTTCACTAATCTCTATTTGTCCGCTTGATTGCATTGCCATATATTATTCTCCTTTTAGTTCGTCTATTTCTGCTTTTAATTCTTTGATTGCCTCTACTAATAGACCGATTGTTTGGTCATACTGTAGAACTTTATATTCGTTTCCGTCATCTATCTTCAAAGGTAACTCTTTTTCTGTTATTGCAGAAGGTAATACTTTTTCGACATCTTGTGCAATAAGTCCAGCAGACTCTTTACCATCTGCCTTATATGTGAATGTAACACCATTAAGCTGACTAACTTTAGATAATGCATCGCCAATAGGTTGTATGTTTTCTTTTAATCTTTCATCAGAAATCGTTGTTGAGAAAGCAACAACATCACCATCAACATGTAAGTCACCATCAGCTTCAAGTCGAGCTTCTTCGCCACCATTAACAACAAAACTTATATGTGCATTGTTAGAAAATTCAAGTTTATCTCCTGAATCTAATCCAATGTTTCCACCAGTTGCATATAAGTCACCATTAACTTGTCCACCACCTGAAGTTGTTTCATATTTATTAACATTGTTATAATAAAGTTGAACAGCACCGTCTTGAGTACAGACAATCATATTTTCATCCACAGCAGCATTCTTTATTGCAACGGCTGAACCTGAAAGAAATAAACTTCCTGTGCCTGAATCTCGAACAATACTGTTTGAACCATCGTGATATAGTTTAAGGTCCTGAGCAGCGCCCATCATAATATTACCATTATCTGGGAAATAGGCATTTGAGTTAAATGTAGCAGCACCCGCCTCAGACATATCTAGTGTAAGTGCCGTGATACCAGAACCACCATCATTACCTTTAAACTTGATGTCGTAATCTTGAATGGGATTATCAATTGCTAAACAATAATTATCTTGATAAAGAGTACCAAACTGTGTTCCGCCATCTTTCAATTTTATTTCAGCGCCATCAGCATCTAAAATAATATCTCCAGAAGCATCAATTGTAAAATCACCCGTTCTTGTAATCGTGTCTATCACAGGCGTTGTTAATGTCTTGTTTGTTAATGTTTTCGTTGTAGCGGCAAAATAAGTATCGAAAGTATCAACATTGGTCATACGCATTGTACCACCATCATTTGTTAGAATACCGTCGCCAGAAGCAACAGCAGTTGTTCCTCTTGATGTTCCGCCGTCTATTAGATTGATTTCAGCAGGTGTTGCTGTAATTGCAGTAGCAGAAGCAGCCGCAAGAACAGGTAAAGTGCCTGAAACATTAGGCAAAGAAATTGTTCTGTCGCCTGTCGCATCAATAGATGTTAATGTTGTTTCGTGGTCGTCTGCCGTTGCACCTTCAAACACAACAGCGTTATTGGCGTTCATTGTTACAGAGTTTGTAATCGTTTGCGTTCCAGAAACAACAAGGTTTGTGGCCGATAGTGTTCCTGTACTTGGGTTATATGTTAAGTTACCATCTGATTCTAGCCCTACATTACCACCATCTGCATCTGCTCCAGCAACAAATGTAAGAACATTATTCTCATTTGTAGACTCATTGTCTGTTACTGTTACAGTAGTTGCAACAGCAGATGTTCCAGAGTAACCACTTGATGTAATAGTACCAAGTGATGAACCGCCATCTGCGAATGTGATTGTGCCGCCGTCAGCATCTAATGTAACACCACCAGATGAGTTAAGAGTAACTGTAGTTCCGGCGAGTTCGGCAGTACCATCAGCAGTAATTGTGATGTTTGCAGCTGCGGCTGCGGTGTCTACTGTTGTTAGAGTTGTTGCGCCGTTTGTGCCGACAGTTGTTGTGAAAGTATCTCCAGATGAACCAGTCATTGTGATGACTTTGCCGTTTATAGCAACATCATCAGCAGTTAAAGAACCGCCAGTAATTGCGCCAGTCGTTGTGATTGTAGATGAACCTGTGTCGATTGTGCCGAATCCTGAAGTGATTGAACCAGAGTCTAATGCACCAGTAGTAACAATATTACCACCACCAACATTATGTGATGAGAAATAAGTCGATACAGTATCGACATTGGTCATTCTCATTGTACCGCCGTCATTGATTAATATACCATCACCAGAAGCAACAGCAGTTGTGCCTCTTGCAGTACCGCCGTCTATTAAGTTTAATTCGGCCGCAGTTGAAGTAACATTAGTGCCGCCAAGTGAAAATTGTCCACTTATGTCGCAAGTACCATTGATATCAATTGCAGTAGCAGTTAAGTCTATTTCGTCTGTAGCGCCTAATGCTAATACGGTATCACTCAAACCGTGAATAAATTGGGTAGCATCACTAAATTGTATTTTTCTACTACTATTGATTAATATTCCTGTATCGTGGACATGGGTTATCGTTACATCATTATCAGCACCAAGTCCTAATACAGCTGCATCACTATTTAATTTTAAATCATTACTAACAAGAACTGCCGTAGAAGCATTTAAATCAATAGTTACTTCGCCATCTATTGTTAAAACACCATTAGATGATTGGTGAATAAATGTACCGCTATCACCAAATTGTAATTTATCTGTACTCGAAAGTAAAAGTCCTGTATCTGCTACATGAGTTAAACTAACATCTTGGTCATCGCCAAAGTTAATTACAGCACCGTCTGCCAAGAATAAATCTGACCATTCTAGAGCAGATGTTCCTAAAGAAGTTCCGTCAGACGCTGATGGCGAAAGAGCTGTTGTTGACATTCTTACTTTATCAGTACCGCCAAGTTTGAAATCTATTTGGTCGTCTGTATCAGCAGTCATTGTTGTATTACCATTAGCATCTAAAATTAATGCCGAACCATTAAGGTCTCTAAGATTTTGAACTACTGCTTGTCCTAAAAACTGTACATAAGTTCTTTGGCCATTTGCAGGTGCTGAGGCAAATACAATCTTAGTGCCACCTATTGCTAAACTATATCCTACTTTTGGTTCTAAGACAACAGCATTATCTGAAACTATAATTGAAGTTTCATCTGCAACTGTAAAATCTAATGTAAAGGTTGTTTCACTACCATCACCTGAAATTTGTTGTTTGGTGTGAAATCCATTTACTGGGGGTTTTCCTATGTACATTATCTATTCTCCAATGTTTCAATTCTTTTTGTTGCTTCTTGCAAGGCGGTTGATAACTCCTTGATTGATTCTACTAATAGACCGATTGTTTGGTCATACTGTAGGACTTTGTATTTTTTGCCGTCATTTTCTTTAAGTAGTAATTCTTTTTCTGATACTGCCGAAGGTAGTACTTTTTCAACATCCTGTGCAATTAAACCTGCTGACTTTTTATCATCTGCGTTATAAGTAAATGTAACACCATTTAACTGTTTAACTTTGTCTAAAGCATCTGTTATAGGCTCTATATCGTGTTTTAATCTTTCATCTGAAATAGTAGTTGAGAAAGCGATAACATCACCATCAACATGCAAATCACCATCAGCCTCAAGTCGCATTTCTTCGCCACCATTAATGTAAAACTGTATAGTAGTTGTTTCAACATCAATATGGTCGTTGGCATCTAATCCAAATCTTCCTCCCGAAGCATAGCAGTGACCAGTTATTTGAATATGGTCAGATTGTGTTTCCAATTTCTTTACATTATTATGATAAAGTTCTACACCACCATCTTCAATAAAAACTCCCATATTATGACCACTAGCAGCATCTTGAATTTTTACATCATTACCACGAATTAATAAATCACCTGTTCCTTGGTTATTAACATAACTGTTAGAGCCATCGTGATATATTGATAAGTCGCTACCATCACCAAAAACAACTCTTTGACTATCTGCTATTTTTACATAACCACCAAATACAGCTGTACCAGCATCAGACATATCTAGTGTTAATGCCGTGATAGCAGAACCACCATCGTTGCCTTGGAAAATGATATCTTTGTCTTGTGTAAGAGATTTAACTACAAAGTCTGTTGATGAGTTTCTAAGTACTCCAAATGCAGTTCCGCCATCTTTTAAGGTTATATCAGCACCATCAGCATCTAGTATAATAGCATGTGAAGCATCTATTATAAAGTCTGAAGATGTTGTCGTTAGTGTGTTGCCATTAAATGCCATATTATCAACAGTTAATGCACTTAATGTTCCTACACTTGTAATATTTGTTTGAGCGGCAGTTGTTAATGTCAAATCAGACATATAAGTTTTAAGTGTCGCTGCACTTGTTTGTTTCATTGTGCCGTTATCGTTATGAAGAAGTCCGTCTCCATCAGCAAACGCAGTAGTTCCAACAGTTGCACCACCGTCTATTAAGTTTATTTCTCCTACAGTAACAGTAGCGCCGTCTAATTTGTTTAATTCTTCAGGTGTAGATGTAATTTGAGTCGCAGAAGCAGCCGCAAGAACAGGAAGTGTACCTGATACATTTGGTAAATTGATTGTTCTATCACCAGTAGCGTCTATAGTTGATAGAGTTGTTTCGTGTGCATCAGCAGTAGCGCCTTCAAAGATAACAGCGTTTGAGGCATTCATTGTTACAGAGTTTACGATTGTCTGTGTTCCTGTAACACTAATATTAGGAACATTTAATGTGCCTGAACTTGGGTTGTAGTTTAAATTGCCATCTGATTCTAGACCAAGTCCAGTACCACCATCTGCATCTGCACCAGCAACAAATACTATAACATTATTTTCGTCTGTAGATTCGTTATCAGTAATTGTAACTGTTGTAGCAGCCGCAGCCGTACCCGAATATCCACTTGAAGTAATTGTGCCTAGTGAAGAACCAGCATCAGCAAATGTGATTGTACCACCATCTGCATCTAGTGTGATTCCGCCAGATGAATCTAAAGTAACTGTAGTACCAGCAAGTTCGGCAGTACCATCAGCAGTAATCTGTATGTTTGCAGCTGCAGCTGCGGCATCTGTAGTAACAATTGATAGAGTTCCGTTTGTGCCAGCAGTAAAGACTGCCGTATCTGAAGATGAACCAGTCATTGTCATTACTTTACCATCTATAGCAACATCATCAACAGTCAATGCAGTCAATGTGCCGACTGAAGCAAGATTAGGCATTGCCGTAATCTCGTCATCAAAGTATGCAGCCAAGTCAGTAACAGCGACTTGAACCATTGTGCCATTGTCGTTCATTACTACTCTGTCTGCATCAGCGACAGTAGTTGATGTAGCAGAAGTTCCGCCGTCAACAATATTAAGTTCTGCGGCCGTTGAATCAACAGCAGCAAGTTTTGTTAAGTCTGCCTGAACGAGTCCAGAAACACCATCTAATAGATTTAGTTCTGCAGCCGTTGAAGTAACAGCAGTTGAACCAAGTGTTAGTTGGCCAACTGGAACAATAAGTCCGGCAGCGCCGTTTAGAATTAAGTCATCAGCAGAAGTATCCCAAGTAAGATTCGCACTCGCAGTATCGCCATAAAGAATGACATCATAACCTTGGTCGTTTGCACCAATTGTTAATGTAGAGTCTAGTTGAACAGCACCATCAATATCAACGGCATCTAAGTTTGCAATACCGTCAACATCTAAGTTTGTACTAACATTAACCGCACCGGTTACAGCAAGAGTTGAGCCATTAAAGGTTAAATTCGCTTCACCATTAATGGTAGAAGAACCTGTTCCTGTAACTACTCTGTTATTGGCGTCATTTGAGAACGCATCAGTACCCAAGCTTCCTGCAGCCGCCCAAGCTAAAGTTCCTGAACCATTTGTTGATAAGAGTTGTCCCGAAGAACCGTCAGCAGTCGGTAATACATAATCTATATCAGCAGACTGTGCGCCTACTTTGAAACCTGTATAGTTTGTGCCGTTATCAGTATCTTCGTAAATTCTTAATTCACCAGAACCAGTAGCGCCATTTGCTATTCCAATATAACCGCCATCATTAATATCTAAAAGTGTTCTGCCATCATACTGTTGAAATTTAATGTCTTTGGCATCGGTCATTGCTTTAATAATTGCATCACCAGATGAGTTACCAAATGAAATGGATTCGTAATTGCCAATCTTGAAATCAATTCTGTCGTCTGTGTCAGCCGTAATAGATGTGTCAGCATTAGCATCTAAGATTAATTCAGAACCGTTTAAGTCAGTCGGTGTTGGTGCAATTGTAGTTGCATTTGTTTTGTCATTAATTACATAAATGGCATGGGTGTTAGTCGGCGCAGTAGCAAATGTAATTCTTTTCAGGTCCCCACTTCCATCAACACCTAGTGTAAATGCCTTGCCTGTGCCTGGTTCTTGTCTTACATTATTAACATAGACTTCTAATGCGTTTTCGGCACCAGCTGGTACTGTATTCGCTAAATCAAATGCTGTTGTTGAGCCATCACCAGTGAAATTATCTTTCGTTGGTACTGAACTATATTCCTGAAACGGAGCTTGTCCTAAATATGCCATTTTTAATTATCCTATAGTTTATACATCTTCGAGTACTGAAACCGTAACATCTACACTATTAGCAGCACTTGCGGATGCTTCTAAATTGTCTGCGTTTGTTCCATCGTTCATCAACACTAGCTTATTACCCGACATCACTTCTAAAGAAGCGCCTGCAGGAATAGTGGCATCCTTAACAATATAGACATCATTTGAACCGTCCTCATTGTCAATAAAAATACTTGCGGTTACGCCCGAAGTAGTCTTATTTGCCATTGTAATGCCGATAACGATTGTTTCAAGAGCTGAAGAACTAGCACCAGCGGGCACTCCATAGATAGTCGTTAAACTTGTTCCTACATTCGGTGTACATACTCTTTTAAAATCGTTAGCCATGTTATTTTCCTTTTTTTATGTTTATCTTGTTTTTATATTTATAACTATTTATAATACTTTATCCTAACGCCGCCGCTAAAGCTATGGAAAAAGAGTTAGTCGCCGCACTTGCGGTAGTAAGTAAAGTTCCTGTTTCATTTGGTATTGTAATTGTTCTATCTGCCGTTGGGTCGACAACTGTCAAAGTAGTTTCAAATGCATCAGCAGTTGCGCCTTCAAATACAATACTAGAGTCTGTTAAATTCAATGCAGTAGCAGTTAAAGCTGTGATTGTGGGTGAGTTCAATGTTGGACTTGTCAGAGTTTTATTTGTTAAAATCTGAGTTCCAGTCAATGTTGCTACAGTATTAGCAACGGCTATTGTTATTGTATTGCCGGCGCCTGTAGTTGCAATTCCTGTTCCACCAACGATAGACAATGTTGTCGAATCTAAATCAATTGCAATTGTGCCTGTATCACCACTTATATCTAAATCTTGACCAGATACTGTAGCATCTACATATGCCTTGATACTTTGTTGCGTTGCAACTTTAGTAGCAGAGTTGGATGACATATTATCTTCATCAAGTATAGCACTACCAGAAACGCCAGTATTGAGAACACCACTTGTAATTGTTGGTGATGTTAGTGTTTTATTTTGTAAAGTTTCCGAACCAGTCAATGATGCAAAACTATCACTTTGTAATGCACTATTCCATTCTGAAAGAGAACCTGTTAAAGTATTGTTCGCTAAATCGATACTTTTATTTGTTAGTGTGTCTGTTGTTGCTTTACCAACAAGAGTATCTGTAGCATTAAAGAATGTTATTGTTCTATCGGCAGTCGGGTCTGTAAACGCCAGAGTTGTTTCATAAGCATCATCAGTTGCGCCCTCAAAGACAAGAGGGCTTGAACCAGACATTACTACTCCGCTTAAATTTTGTGTGCCTGTAAACGACCCACTAAAAGTACCACCATTGATTGTTGGGCTTGTTAGAGTTTTATTCTCTAATGTTTCTGTTCCAGTTAAAGATACAAAAGAAGCACTTTGTAAAGCACTATTAAACTCTGCCAAAGAACCTGTAAGAGTGTTTGACCCTAAATCAACAGTTTTGTTTGTGAATGTATCAGTAGTTGCTCGACCAACAAGAGTGTCGGTTGCGTTTGGCATTGTAAGAACTCTATCGGCAGTCGGGTCTGTAAATGCTAGTGTAGTTTCATATGCATCATCGCTAGCGCCTTCAAATACTAGTGGACTTGCGCCAGACATAACTAGTCCAGTTAAATCTTGTGTGCCTGTGAATGAGCCACTAAAAGTACCGCCATTGATTGTTGGTGATGTTAGTGTTTTATTTGTAAGCGTCTGTGTTGCATCTGTTACGACAACAGTTCCTGAAGCATCAGGAAAAGTAATTGTTCTATCTGCCGTTGGGTCTGTAACTGCTAATGAGGTTTCATAAGCATCATCAGTTGCGCCTTCAAAAGTGATTTTAGTTTGAAAAGTGGTTGCACCAGTCTTAATACCAGTTACTTCTGTATTCATCAAAGTAATTGCCTCAACAATATCTGTTGCTGAAGCGATTACACCACTTGCACTCGTAACGCTCGAAATATCACCGACATCTGTTGCCGTTAAGTTATAAGTCGTTCTTAGTGTGTCTAAGGTATCTGTTGTTGCTACTGTTCTGTCTGCCATAGTACTATTTATACTAACTTAATGCAATCACCCTAACGAGGTGGTCGAATTTGCTAGCGTGGGTTGCCGTTGTTAAAAGAGTGAATGAAGCATCTGGTATTGTAATTACATTATCTTGCTTCGGTTCTGCTGCTGTCAAAGTTGTTTCATAATTATCTGTTGTGGAACCTTCAAATACAATGCCCGTTGCGCCCATTTTTAGGCCGGTTATTGAGGTTCCTGACGCAAATGTCAATTCATTAATTACCGCTTCTGTAAAAGTCTTATTAGCCAATGTTTGATTGGCGGCTAAAAGAACTATTGATGAATCAACAGACATTGTTACAGTACTACCTGAAGCACTTGTTGTTAGTGCATTACCACCAGAAAAAGTCAACACTTCGTCATCTAAATCAATATTTTGTACTGAACCACTATCTGGTGCAATATCTAATTCTGAAGCCGTAACCTGACTATCAACATACGCCTTAATACTTTGTTGAGATGCTAACTTTGTAGCAGAATTAGATGCCATATTATCTTCATCTAAGAACGCACTACCAGAAATAGCAGTATTCAATACAGGACTTGTAAGTGTTGCGGATGTAAGTGTCTTGTTTGTAAGTGTTTCTGAACCAGTTAATGATGTGAAACTATAGCTCTGTAAAGTACTATTAAATTCTGCTATTGAGCCTGTTAAGGTATTAGTTTCTAAATCGATACTTTTAGTCGACAATGTATCAGTAGTTGCCTTGCCTATTAATGTATCTGTTGCGTTTGGTATAGTAATAACTCTGTCTGCTGTTGGGTCTGTAAAGGCCCAAGTGGTTTCATGTGCATTATCACTAGCGCCTTCAAAGACAAAAGGATTAGCAGCAGTCAAAACTGTCGCTGTAATATCCATTGTACCAGTAAACGAACCACTAAATGTACCACCATTAATTGTTGGACTTGTGAAAGTTTTATTAGCCATTGTTTCTGAACCGGCCAATGAAGCAAAACTATCACCCTGTAGTGCAGTATTCCATTCTGTTAATGAACCTGTTATACTATTACCAGAACCACCAAAATCAAATGATTTGTTTGAGATTGTATCTGTTGTCGCCTTGCCTATCATTGTATCTGTGGCATTTGGCATTGTAAGTGTTCTATCAGCAGTCGGGTCGGTTATAGCTAATGTTGTTTCATAAGCATCATCAGTTGCGCCCTCAAAGACAAAAGGACTTGCCCCTGATAAAACTGTGCCTGTAATGTTCATTGTACCAGTAAACGAACCACTAAATGTGCCGCCGTTAATTACTGGACTTGTTAAAATTTTGTTTGAAAGTGTATCAGTAGTGTCTGGTAATACTACATTACCACCACCATCTGGAAAAGTCCAAGTACGGTCAGCAGTTGGGTCTGTAAATGACAAAGTTGTTTCATAAGCATCATCTGTCGCACCTTCCCAAACCATAGTTGATGCTGGAAATACAAATGCGTCCGTTGTGATTTCAGGAAGCTCTGGATTAAGTAATACTACAGCCTCAACAATATCAGTTGCTGAAGCAATATAACTACTTGCATCCAGAACAGACTGAATATCACCAACATCAGTTGATGTACCATTAAACTCGTGTCTAAAGTAATTTAATGTATCTGTGGATGCTACTACTCTATCTGCCATTTGCTAAACCTATAAGTAAGTCTTTAATTTCTCTCATTTCTGTTTTTAATTCATTCACATCACGAATAACGCCTCGTATCTCGTCATTCATTTCTTTCTGCTTTGTCTTTCTCGCCATGTAACGAGCATAAGCACTAGAGTCAGTATTGATAATGGCAGAAGATTTTAAATCTCTAACTAAGTGTGAGTGTCCTTCAACTTTAGCAGTGTCTTTCATAAGATTAAACCGCCAGAGCAATTCCTCTCATATCTTTTAAGAGTGGAGGATACGAACTATTTGTTCCAGTCAGTACTACTTTCAATTGAAACGCAGTAAATTCAGGCAAAGAACTCGCACTAAATTTGTGTTCTTTAAATGTAACATTATCTATTGCTGGAGGAACAGCCGAATCAGAAGTGCCATCAGAATTAAATGCTATCCAAGCAACATCACCTAACTTTCTTGCATCTTCAGAACTAGTGTTGCGATAATACATTTTAATTTCACTCGTTGAACGAACATTAGCAGAAACTCGAATATCAAGCGCTGTAGCATCATTTGTTAATATAACAGGTCTTGTCATATATTTTGCTGAAGTACTACCGCCAGAATTTGTTGTTTCAGCAGTAAAGTCTGGTGTGGTTCCTGATATTGGATTGTTCAATCTGTTCTGTATCAAGAATAAACTCAATCTTGCAGTATCAATAACTGGTGAAATATTATTATTATCTGCTGGTGTTGACATAGCAATCGACATACTAAACGACTTGCTGCCAGACATTTCATTTGTTTCGTTAATTGAACTAGCAACCATACCAGGAGCAGTCATATAGTAATCTTCATTGAAATTAATTTGTTTTTGTTTTGAAGTCGCATCTAAACTATATTCTGATTCACTTGACTCAAGCGTTCTGCCGCCTGTGGTTCTCATTGTTGAAGATAGTGCTGTATTAGGCGGTTGTATTGCGCCAACACATGGTTGAATAACATCAAATAAAACATTTCTAGTTGCAGTTACAGTACTAAGACCAGCACAATCTCCAGTCGCCGAAGCAGTGTCAGAATTCTGTGCAGTAATCGTATAAGAGTCTAACTTAATATTTCCAATCGTAGTATATGTGCCATTAAGGTTTGTGTGTGCAATACCATTGTGTGAGCCTGAAGGAACGCCTGCGATTGTAACATTAGCAGATGTACTATGCATACCATGATTTGGATGATGAACAGTAACCGTAGTAGAACCACTAGTTGTTGTAAGTGGATTCTGTTTTAAAGTCTTAACAGGAACTTCATCATTTACAAGAACTACTGTACCAGTCGTTGCCGTTGTAAATTGAGCACGATTAATAATAAACTTAACATCTTCATTTTGTTCAGCAGTCCAAGTACTTCCGTTTTGCGATTTAAACATTCCACCAAAGTACGGTTGTTTAGAAATTAATCTATCACCATCTAGTGTTTTTTGTCCCATCTTCGCAGTATAAATTGTATATGTGTCGTCATTTGATTTTGCAACAAAACAATATTCAGTATTTTCTTTTAAGAATACAGGACTTGGGAATGTAAATGTTGTTGCCTCAGAAGCATCAGATGAAGTGTTTACATCAGCGGCGTCTACAAAGACTTGGCCAAACGGAACAATTGTTTGCGTTGGATAGCCATTAGCCATTGTTCTTATTTGAACTTGTACTGGTGTTGCACTTGATTTACTAGAAAAGTACAATTGAACACTTGTAATAAACATACCATTGCTAGAATCAACAAAGAATGATTGTGCAACAGGATCCCTGTTTGGATGTCTATGTGGAGGCCTGTTGACATGTACCATTGTGTTGGTTACATTAATATTTGTTCTTGTTATCGTTTGGTCCTCAGACACATCTTCTCTTGAAACTTGAGGCTCTCTAGTAGAAACAACAGTTTCTTGAACTTGTTGTATTAATCCTTTTGCCACATAAGCTGTTTCAGACGAAGTAAACACATCGCCTACTAAACTATTTGTTGGATGACTCGTCAATCTAAACGCTCTACTTCCTGTTCTCCATTTCGGTTTACTTGAATCAGCTGCATCAGGAATTGCAAAAGTTCCTGTCGCCTCTCCTTCAGAGTTCGTTGTCAAAGCCGCACCTGCACTACTTCCTGTTGGAGTTACATAAGCAGAAACATCAATACCATCAAAGAAAGGATAAACTCTTGTCAAAGGCTTCATATCTTTACTAGTAAATGTAATAGTCTTTTCTCTAATAAATGGTGCAAATGCAACACTCACTACTCTATCACCAAAACTTGTTCTTACGGCATTTGGAATTAATCCTGTACGAACACCAGAGCGCTGTTGGCCAACTCGTTGTTCTGTTGTGATTGTTGTGCGCCTATTTCGCCAACCCCAACCACCTGCTTGTTCTGTTGTCCTATTAACTTCAGAAACCGAGCCCGACCAAGTATCGTTCCAGTTATTCCAAACAGTACCAAGATTTAAGTCTAATACTCCTTGAGCGGCAAGGTCTGTTAAAGTATCGAATGTTCCAGGCATATCAACTGTCAACTCAGGCAATGTTTCAGTTGCCATCCACTCATCCATATCTGGACTAAGTGTCATTGTTCCTACATAATCAATTACATTAAATGGTTGTAAATTAACTGTTGTACTCGCATACGGTTGTTCTGCATAAGAAACGCTTGTATATGGTAGTGTAATTAAATCGCCTGTCTTTTGATAACCGTTAGTTGTTCTAATTGCGTCAGACATCTCCGTACTATTTGCTAACAAACTATCAGCTTCTATTAAATTTACATTGTCTTGATGGAATGCAGGGCGCAATTCTCCGTTTGCCATATCCATTGAAACTGAATAGTCTGTATCAGTTACATCAGCAATTCCGTGTCCTGTAAAGTTGTCTACTATGATACCATTTTTGAATCTATCAAAACCATCAGCATCTTGTATTTGCATATTCTGTGCTTCTGATTCTAGTAAAGATAATTGAGTATAATATTCGACATTTTCTAATCGCTTTTCGATACGACCAATATCTCTCATTGTATATCGTCTATTATCTTGAGGTCGAATCAAAATATCACTTGTCTTGAAAGTGTATGCAGGCACAAACATCTTATACAATAACATAGCATCTGCAATACCTTCAGGCTCGAGAGGTTCAACTGCCGGTGCGCCAGAAATAACTTTGAATTCACCATTAGATGCCATAAAGACTTTATCTCTACGACTTAAATAAAATTCTAAGTCAGAAGTAATGTCTGCATTGATTTTAGCCATTTCGATTACTGAAGCGCCTGTGCCGTCAAAACTCCTATCTTGAGTACCAGCATTAATTGTTGAGGCATTATCAACCCTTGGCCTGAAATCTAAACAATCTCTTAAATCAAATTTTTCTCCTGTAACATCAGAAGTATAATAAGGTATATCACCATAGTCTATACCAGAATAACTATCTACACTAAAGAAGTTTCCAGCGCCATGTGTATAATAACTGAATGTAATAAGTAATCTTCCTGTTGGGTTTATAGAACCCGCCTTTCTTACTAGACGACCAACATCATAGAAGTTATCTCTTTGTCCAGTATCTAAATCAAATCTGTTTGAGATATCCACATCACTTGTTGTTGCGGCTGTACTAAAATCAGCGGCCATATGAACACTAGCAACTGAATATACATCAGCATATTTTAAGTTAAGTTCATTTTTTGTTGCAAGAGCTGATGTGTTGTAATCTGTATTTGTTGCATCTTCTACAGCAGTTTTAGTTTTTGCACCAACAACTGAAGCAGAAATAGTAGCAAGAACCTTGACGGTAGCACTATTGAAAGTGGTAGGTAATGTTACTGTTAGAGTTTTTCCTGTCGGAGTACCACCAAGAGCATAACCAGTTGAAGCAGTTAAAACATCTCCAACAGCACCTGCTGATGCGCCAGCACCCGTTACAGACATAATAAAATCTTCCTCTGAGTGTGCTGAAAATATTTCGTTTGTACCAGCAGTTAATGTAAATGTTCCAGAAGTTACGGTTGCAGCAAATTGCCTCCTTATCTTGAAACTTGTATCACTAACATTAGAGTTATCTTCTGTCAATAGTGTCTTAACTACATCATGTGGTAACTTAAATAACAACGAGTCATTAGTTGGTGATTGAATTTTTGTTCTTTTACGAACAAAACCTACTTTTGTTGATACAGCAGAAGTAGCAGTAATTTCTAATTGTGTGTCTGAAGCAATACTTTCTACAATTTTTGTTACAGTTGCATTAGCATCAGTTGTCCAAGTGATTTCATCACCAATTTTTAATTCAGAAGTAAATCGTGTTCCAAATCCATAAACTGCTGTTGTACTATTAGCGACAGTAATAGAACCTGTCATTGTTTTATGAGAACCATAAGTTGAAGTTAAGTCAACATCAGCAGTATATGTTGGACTGCCCGCCATTGAAATACCTTTAGTTTGATTAAATTCTTTTTGTACAAACCCTTTTGCTCTGTAAGCACTATACTGAACTGTTCCTTCTCTTGAATTAGTTGGCGCAGTAATTGTTTCTCCGTCAGTAAATTCTCCTTTTACATTTGAAAGAACTATGACATCATGTTTTGCAACTCCACCAGAACCAGAAAAAGAACTATATCCAGTACCGTTAACCGTTGCAGGTTGTGTTCCCGAATCACCGATTGCAGAAGTTGATGCCTGAAATAATTTAAATGTTGTAGCAGTTGGGTCTTTACAAGTCCAAGTTGCGTTAATGTCTGTTATACCAGAAACACCAGAAATTGTTAATTGTTGCCCTTCTTTAAAGGTATGACCACCCGAACAAGTTACAACTACAGGATTAGCAGATGTTGCCCCTGTAATTACTGCTGAACCGACTGTTGTAACATCCTCAACAATACCGGTTGCGCCTGAAGTTCCGCCTGTTAATGTATCGCCAGCCGTTAAAGCGCCCGACATAGCACCCACACAGTTGATGTGAGCAAACATAACAGTATCAAAAAGATATTGTTTGTATGTGTTGGTTGTTACGCCTGATGAGGACAGAAAATAAGTAGAACCTATAGTACCAGCGCTATATTCTATACCTCTAGTTTTTGCACGACCAATATCATAAACAGTACCATCGCCATTTACTTGTACTGTTCCTCTTGTTGCATGTTCTGTATCTACTAATCGAACTGCTTTAAATGCTTCTGTTTCACCACTCACGAATCCAACATCTGGCGTGCCGTACATATTTGTAACATTTACATATGGTAGTTGACCAAATCTAGTTACAATACCACTTGCAGTATCAAAATCTCTCGCCTTATCTAAATCAATGTAAGTTGTTCCGTGTTTTGCAATTTCATAGCCTTTAACATATGCCTTGCCTTGCGAAAGTCCTAACGCCAACTTAGATTCACTTGCAACATTGCCATCAACTGAAGTTGAATCAGCGGCATAGATACCACGATTTGTTCCTGATGATAAATGTTCTCTTGGGTCTAAGTCAAAATTACGAACAACATAATCACCACTCTCGTCAAATGTTCTTCTTGCAAGGGTATCTTCTAATACCGAGTAGTCTGTAGAAGAAACTTTATTAACTACTGAACCGTTGTTTACTCGTAACAATTCAACAAAACTAGCATCAGCTGTTGAGGTGAGTGAGAGTTTGGTAAGCGTTAAGTCAATTTTAAATCTATGAGCACCAGTTGCGTTTGCGTTTGATGAACCAGTCGCATTGTCTAATAAGGATGTGTCATCTGTTGATGTAACAAAAGTTTCTGATATTGTTAAACCAATACGATAACTTGGAGTATTCGTGTATTTGTCTAATATTAAAGTTTGTTCAGTTACGCCGACAAAGAAACCATTAATGTAGTAAGTACCAGCTTCTATCTTAACGGCAGCACCTTGTGCCGTTGTTGAACAAACTGCTGTTGAAGCAGATGAATGTCCACTAGTTAATGTTTCGCCATCAGTAAACCCAGAACTAGCGTTATCTGTTCCTGAATTTCTATATTTTACAAATAAAGTATCAGGGTCAGTACCGTCTGTTGCAACAACATTTACAACATCAGCAACAACACCAGATGTGCCACCAGTTAAAGTATTGCCGTTATAATTTGTTAGTGTTCCGTTAAACGAAGTTAATTTTACAGCATTGTAATGAAAATCCGGTTCAATTTGACCAGGAATAACCATTGCGCCGTGCTCAAACATATGGTCAGCAAATTTCTCAATTTGATTTTGGGTTATGGATTGTTGTGTTGTTAGTTCTCTTGCTTGAACAGCATAAGCTGGTCGATACATAACTCTATGAAACTTTTTAGAGTCTGCATAGTCGTCATAATAAGGACTAACATTAAAATCAGTTTTAGATGCCATGGTATTCCTTTATTTAAAATTCTATAATTAATTTAATATTTTCTGTCTGGTCAGACGCCCTTGTGATAGGACTTCTTTCTTCAACATAAAGTATATCTCCTGAGTCGGATGCAAGTTCTGGTGTTGAATATCCAGATGTGATTGATACACCATTCACATCAGTTGAACTACTTGTTAATGGTGTTGCAGCTGCGCTTGATGTTTGTCCTGTGATTGCGTTTGCGCCACTAAATGCAGTTGCATTACCATCTGAGTCTGTTCCAACATCTGGGAATCGTGTTTGAACCCAGTATAGTAATTTATTTGTTGCATCATACTCGACTACTTTACCAACAGCGCCAGTAGTTGCCTGATTAATTTCTTCATCAGCAGCAAATGTTCCTGATACAGATGAGAATACAGCAGCATAGATTTGTCGTCTAGTACTTGCACTTGCAACTGTTGTTGTTCCAAAGTTGTATGGATTTCTTACAAGACCAATTCTTCTAAAGTCGTTACCAACGCCAATATCAGATGTTCCTTCAACACCAACAAGTGATTTGTTCATCATTACATAGAAAGCGCCCAATTCTTTAAGTGCATCTGAACCATGACCACCTTTAGGTGGAATGATTACATTAATGTTTGCACCAGAACCAGCACCACCAGCATTTGTAGCAGTAATAATATCTGCACTTCGAATATATGCATAAGTGTATCCTGTCCCAGCAGTTGTAATAGAAACGGCCGAAACAGCGCCAGAAGTGATTGTTACTGAAGCAACTCCAGATGAACCATCACCACGAATAGGGATTGCAGAAATTGTTGAACCTGAAGAAACAGTATAACTAGAACCACCAGCAACAATCAATGCAGTATCTAATGCACCATCAACGGCAGCGGATGATACAGTAGAGTCAGTTGAACAATGAATGAAGTCTGTTGACATAAAGTTAAGAGTTTCAGCAGATGTTAATGAGTACATATACTTCCAACGATAACCATCAGATGTACTAAAGATTGAGTTTGATGTAGAAGTTGGTTCTACTGTTGATGCTGTTGCACCATCATTCTCAATACACTTATATACGGCATATGCACTATTCATTACAACAAAACTTGAGTCCCAAAGATTGGTAGCACCACTGGCCGCAGCGTTTGATGAGCCAATGTTGTGTTCGTACATATCGTAAGTTGTGCCTGTTGTCCAGTTTCTTCGTGGTATTACTCTTGACACATCTGAAGATGCTATAAGTTTTGAACCTAACATATCGTCCCAGGCATAGAACTCTGAACTTACATCATCATTCGGTGTCGGTGGTGAAGCGTCTGTTCCTTCTGCGATTGTGTTTCCCTGAACATCTGCATCTGATGCCCAAGAGTGTGCTCTTCCTATAAACAAATAATAAGTTTCAGCAGATGTTTCCGAAAAGGATTCAACGAACTGTTCCGCATTATTTATTCTGAATTTATTTGTGATAATTGCTGCCATGTTTTTTATCCTGTACTATAATTAGTGTTCTTTATATCTATTTATAAAGATTTACTAAGCGCTTTTCGTTACTTCAGTAGGAAAAGCGAAGTTAATTTTATGATTTTGACTTGAATTTGTTCCGCTGATGTCCGACAATCTCATTGTTGTACCATCTACATTACTATTTAGTGTGCCTGAGAAGCGTAATGTATTCCAATCCGCTATCGTTGTAGACCAAGAATCTGATTGTGGGTGTTGTAAAACACCAGATTCATTTTCTAACAATATCTCTCCATCACCAGCACCGCCCTCTAAAGTGATTGCATTATTAGCCGCAAAGCTTGTAAACGCACGGTCACTTAAATTCTTAACTCTTGGTCCGCCATAAGCGTAACCATTTCTAACTTCTACATTACGAACCGTATAACTATTTAAATCATAGAAACTATTTCTATTTCTTTCTTGTAATTCGATTGTTGTTTCAGGTGATAAGTTTACATCTTTCTCACCGGCTGTGTAGTGGGCGCTTGTGAAAGCATCAGCAACGGAGACAGCGTATCCTGCGTTTGCAGCTGAACGAGTCCGTTTAGTTTTGCCATCTAGTTCAACACCGTTACTCATAGAATGTAATCCAACGCCTGTTCTTCTGCCAAAGATTCTATTAAATAGAGTATTTAATCTCATGTAGATTGGACTGTCTGAAGTGCCAGAGAATAATCCAGAACTTAATGTTGAACCAACAGGTTGTCTTACACCACCAGCAAGTTGAGTTGCAATATTTACTTGTCCAGTTACATAGAATCCACTTGGGTGAACTGCTCGTTTAAGTGCATCTCTCCATTTATCAATACTTTCTGATACTTTTACAACATAAGAATAATCTTGATAATATAAACTGTCTTGAATTTTTTTAGACAATTCAGAAAGATG